ATGGCAGTAAATCAGAGTGAATCTTTGAAATCCGAGAGCTTTCTCGAATTGGAGATCCAGATTCTGAACGGCATCGCCTATCGTTACGGGCGGTATCTGGAAGTTTGCAGGGACAAGTCTTTATGTAAAAAGGAGGATGTTCGTGACAAAAATTGGTGTGCTTATTAAGGAACCCGGGAAAAGGCCGAGGCATGTTAACATCTCGAATACCCTTTCGAATTTGCAGAAAACGGTTGGTGGATACATCGAAACCGTGACTTTTTCGAAAGAAATTGTTGTTATCTGCAACGAGGAGGGACGCATCCAGGGCCTTCCTTATAACTGCGAGATCTTCGGCATCGACTTCGTTGGAACAATTATCATTTGCGGTACCGAAGGAGAAGAATTCTCTGATCTTCGTGGAAACATCAAAATCTGGAAAGAAGCATTCCCTTCCCTTTGGGATGAATAAGGAGGAAACCAAATGGATCAAAGTCAGATGAAATCGGTACTCGAAATGTGCCGGGGCGCCTTTATGGAACGAGCGGACTACGAAATGTCCCGCGCGATTGAGAACATCCTGGACGAGAACACCGACGCCTGCGCCAAGCGCAAAATCACCATCACCCTGGAACTGAAGCCCGACGATACCCGGCAGAATATCGCCCTGAACTGCACGGCCAAATCTGCCCTGGCTCCCACGAAGCCTGTGACCACCTTCCTGTATGTGGCTGACGCCGATACTGTTGTGGAAATGGCACCCCAGATTCCCGGCCAGACGGACCTTTACGGGAACGAGCAGGAAGCCCGTCCCCTGCTGAAGCTTGTGAAATAAACAAAGGAGGAACCTATCATGCTGAAAGAACTCTTCGAACACATCCAGAAAACCGCGCATCCCCTCATTACCAACGTGGACGGCCACACCTTCCGAATCACCTCTGACGGTGATGTCTCCGAGCTGATCTATGACCATTTCCGTCCGGATACGCTGCAGCTCCACAGCCTGGACGCGCTGGTAAAGCTGGTCCGCACCGAAGCCACCGAGGATGATACTCCCCTGTACATCACCATCCCGGACCACCTGACGGCCCGCTGCTTCGCGCAGTTCGACCGCGACGATCTCTGCCACCGCCAGATCTACTACGAGGCCCGCGCCACCGACGTCCCCGGATGGGATTCCCGTATGGGCCTCGGCTTCGAGGAGGCCCAGATCGCTATGCGCACCCGCTTCCAGGACACTCCTGATGTTCTGTACCTCCAGAAGCTCCTGTCCGACATCTCCTGCGGCGGCAAGGTAACGCTGAACGATAACGGCATTGCTACCAGCGTTGTCACGCAGAAGGGTGTTGCCCTCCAGACCAACGAGGCCATCCGCCCGATTGTCACCCTGCGGCCCTACCGCACCTTCCAGGAAGTGAAGCAGCCGGAAAGCCCCTTCCTGATCCGCGTGAACGAGCGCCAGATCAATTTTATTGAGGCTGACGGCGGAATGTGGAAGCTGAAAGCCAGGGAGACGGTCAAGGCACACCTGGAGCAGCTGCTGGCGGAAGAGGTCGCCTGCGGCGCCGTTGTGATCGCCCTGTGACCTATGTTCCGCTGTGAAATGTGCGGGGCGGTCTTTGATCGCCCCCTGGTCCTGAACCATCTGGACCCGCGTCCGGACTGCTTTATGGAGAGATTCCGCGAAGTCCAATGCCCATATTGCAACGGGCCATATTTCAATGAATTCGAGGAGGACAAACAGATGATCGTAAATGTGAAGTACCGCGATTCCATGACCGGCGAGTATTTTGGCCGGTCGTACAGCTATTTCTGCGATATTCCCGATGTCCAGACCGGCGATATTGTGATCGCCCCCACTTTTAAGGGCGACACCGAAGCGCAGATCGTGGAAGTGGATGTTCCGGAGAGCAAGGTGGACGAGCGTGTCCTTCCCCTGCTGAAAACCATCACCCGCAGGAAGGAGGACGCCGACGATGGCGAATGAGGAATTGATCGTCCTGAAACAACTGCCTGTCATTGAGGAGCATCTGGAAGCCCTGGCCGCGCAGATCGACCAGCGCGTGGACGCCGCCCTCTCCCTGGTTGCCACCGAGGACACCTGCAAGAGCGTAAAGGCCACCCGCGCGGATCTGAACAAGGAGTTCCAGGAGCTGGAGGACCGGAGAAAAGCGATCAAGGCTGCCATTATGGAGCCGTATGACCGTTTCAACGAGGTCTACAACCGCTGCGTGGCTGTCAAGTATAAGACTGCCGACGCAACTCTGCGGGGCCGTGTGGCTGCTGTAGAGGACGCTATGAAGGCCAGGAAGGAGGAATCCCTCCGTCAGTACTACGGAGAGTGCTGTGAAGTTCTGCATATTCCCGGAATCCCCTTTGAGCGCATCGGCTTGAACATCACTCTGAGCGCCAGCGAAAAAGCCCTTCGCAGTCAGATCGACAGCTTTCTCCAGTCCGTTTCCGACGGCCTGGAGATGATTCAGAACAGGGATGACCGGGATGAGGTCCTGGTGGAGTTCTGGAAGAGTCTGAACGCTGCACAGGCGGTAAACATGGTCGAAGCCAGGCGTCGGGCCGTTGCTCAGGAAAAAGCCCGGGCAGACGCCAGGGCGGCCGAAGAAAAGGCAGATCGGGAGCGCGCGGCAGCTGTGGAAGCTCGGATGCGCTCCGTGCGCCCGGCCGTTTCCGCTCCGGAAGTAGTATCCCCTCCTCCCCCGTCCGGCGATGACGGAGAAACCGTTCTGCGCGTCCAGTTCACTGTGACCGGCACCATGTCGCAGCTGAAAGCGCTTAAGAAATTTCTGATTGATGGAGGATACCAGTATGAATGAACTGAATGTTTTCCGCAGCGAGCAGCAGATCGGGCAGAGCGCCGCCAGCACAACCACGCAGATGATGGTAAGCCGCCAGGCCCAGGAGGTGCAGGCGGCTATGGTGGTGGCGAAGCGGTTCCCCAGGGACGAGGAGCAGTCCATGGAGCGCATCCTGAAAGCCTGCCAGCGCCAGAGCCTTGCCCAGGCTGCCGTGTATGAGTACCCCCGCGGCGGCGAGACCGTCACCGGTCCCAGCATTCGCCTTGCAGAGGCCATGGCGCAGAACTGGGGAAACGTGGACTTCGGCGTGATCGAGCTGGAGCAGCACACCGGTGAGAGCCAGGTGATGGCCTACGCCTGGGACCTGGAAACCAATACCCGGCAGAGCAAAGTATTCACGGTGCCGCACGTCCGCAAGACCAGCAAAGGTACCTTCCCCCTTACGGACCCCAGGGACATCTATGAAATGGTGGCAAACCAGGGCGCCCGCCGTATGCGCGCCTGCATCCTCGGAATTATTCCCGGCGACGTTGTTGACGCAGCTCTGGCCCAGTGCGACGCCACGCTGAAAGCCGCCAACAAGGCCCCTCTGGAAGAACGGATCGCAACCATGTGTACCAAGTTCCAGGAAGAATTTCAGATCGGTGTTGAGGCCCTGGAAGCCTATATTGGCCGGAAAGCAGAGGCATTCTCCGAAGCGGATGTGATCCGGCTGGCTAAGGTCTACCGCAGTCTGAAGGACGGCGTGATCGGCAGCGAATACTTCATGGACAAGCTGAAGCCGTCTGAATCCGCACCTGCCGATACGGATAAGCAGGAACCCACCTCGGACGGTAAGAAGCGCCGTAAGCAGGAAGAACCAAAGCAGGTGAGCATGGATGATCTGTGATGTGATCTCCACCGGCAGCGGCGGAAACGCTGTCCGCATCGGCCCAGGAGGGCGCCTTCTGGTAGACTGCGGTGTATCATACAAGCGCATAGAGCCTTTTAAGGATGACTTGGAGTTGGTTTTTCTGACCCACCGGCACAGTGACCACTTCAAGGAATCCACAGTCCGGCGCCTCGCGCAGGAGCGCCCTGGCGTCAGGTGGGCCATGGGGGAGCATATGCTCCCCCTGGTGGACGGTGTTCTGCCGACGCGCTGCATCGATGTGTTGCGGCCTGACATCTGGGTCAGGTACAAAACACTGTACGGCTGTGTTGTGATCTGCCCTGTTTCCCTCCAGCACGATGTTCCGAACTTCGGGTATCACATTATTTTTCAAGGAGAGTGTGATTGGCAATACCGCGTATTCTACGCCACGGACACCGGAACTCTGGATGGAATCTCGGCTAAGGGTTACGACCTCTATCTGATCGAAGCCAACCACACAGAGGAAGATCTTCGTGCGAGAGAGGCTGAGAAGCTGACTGCCGGTGTATTTTCATATGAGGCGCGGGCCGCTTTGACGCATCTCAGCCAGGAACGCGCGGCAGCCTGGCTTGCGAAAAACGCCGGAAAAAATAGCCGCGTGGTATGGCTGCACCAGCACACGGAAAGAGAGGGACAGCACAATGATCCCGTGGATTCAGGTTTACAGCAATCTTCCCCAGCATCCGAAAACATCCAGGCTGGCGGATGAACTGGGGCTTTCCAGCGCGGCTGTCAACCCCAACGTGCTTGCCGTCGGCCTGCTGGTAAGTCTGTGGACGTGGGCTATCCAGAACGCATACAATGGCGATCTCTCCGGCTGCTCCAACCGCTCCATCGCAGAAGCGTGTCTCTGGAAGAAGAAACCGGAGACCCTTGTAAACGCTCTGATAAAGGCTGGCTTTCTGGATGCTGATAAGAAGCTGCACGATTGGGACGAATACGCCTGCCTGCTGATAGATCAGGAAGAAAACCGAAAGGCGAAAACGCGCGACCGCGTGAAGCGTTTCAGAGAACGAAAGGCAGCGGAGAACTCGGCGAACAGTAACGGTTATTGTAACGGAAAATGTAACGTTACAGACACGCATTGTAACGCATCTACCAGACCATACCTAACCATACCAGACCAGACCAGTATATTCTCTGGTGATGGTGGTGATGCGCGCGCCCGCGAGGAGATCGCCGATTTTGCCGCTGTGCGCGGCATGGACCCAGAGGCATATTTCGGCCTTGGCCCTGACATTCAGGCCGAGGTACGGGCCTTTACGGACGCAGCCTTTGCCAGATACACCAGCAGACCGGCTACGGAGAACGACGCAGCGCAAGCATTTTTGGCGCTGTACAGCAATCGCGAGGACCCGCAGACGCATACCTGGACCATGACACTGCCGCAGGATCACAAGGACCTGCTGCTCTATGCCATGGAATCGGCGTCAAACGCCGGGCGGCCCGGGGACTGGAGATATATCAACGGCGTACTGGACCGGCTGCGTCAGCGCGGAATACGCTCCCTGCGGGACGCGGAGGCTTACGACTTGGACCGGGATGACCGGAAAGATTCGGAGCGAGGTGTTCCGTGATATGCCTCGGACATGGAGCTGCCCATTTTGGAGCTGGGAGGACGGCCCGCGGGTATACTGCGAGGGCTGCCGTCTGGATTTCAAGGCCAAAGATGCCAGGGACGATTATGTTTCCCGCTACTGTGCAAACGTACCTGGCTGGGAGAGTTGCACGATAGCGCAGGAGCTTTTACGACAGGAGGAACGTCATCGTGAAGAATGACATCGTATCAAAGCTGCGGCAGAAAACCAAGGAGGCGGATTCGATCAGAGAGCGCCTGACCGCGGCCAACAAGGAGATCATCCGTATGCACGAAGTTTGCGCTCAGACCAGGAAAGCGGCGGCTGCCAGCCGGAACCAGCTTGTCCGGATTTGTACGGCGCTTCATATCAGCGCAGCCATGGAACTCGGTACGGAGGACGCGGAAGGAAATGCCAAGGTTCTGACGCTTCCGTACATTGACGCCGATCTGGTTGATCGATATGATCTAAAATTCCAAAAAGACCCCGTTGCCAGGACGCTGACTCTCCGTGTCACGGAGAAGCAGGACTGACCGCAGAAACGGAGGTGACGGCTCCGTGGGCGATTACTGGCACAAGAAATGGGTATGCCCGTTCTTTGTCCAGAGCGGGATGCAGCGGGTTTCGTGCGAGGGTGGCTGCATTCAGAAGTTTCCTGACCGTGAAACGGCGGTCAGATTCATGGACGAATACTGCGCCAGCCCTTGCGGCGGCTGGAAAAGCTGCTCCGTCGCCTCCACCCTGCTGCAATACTACGATCGAAAAGAGGAGGACCGCAATGAACGATGATAAGATCAATGCCATTCTCGAGCAGAACACAAAGCTGCATGACCTTTGCAGGCAGCAGCGTGAGGTGATCCAGGGGCTTTTGGAGGAGAATACCAGGATGTTATCCATTCTGTCCGGGACAAGAAATAAGATCGCAATTGGCTTCAGAAAGCAGGACACCGCGCAGGAATGGATCAGCGTCAATGACCGATTGCCGGACGCTGGGGCAGCCGTCCTGATCTGCCGCCCTGACAGAAACAATCGCGGGAGGCAGATCGTTGAGCAGGGATATGCCGATGTAAACGGATGGTGGCGCGTATACGGTACCAGGACCAAGGCGGTAACGCATTGGATGCCGATGCCACGCCCGGCGAAAACGGTTGGAGGAAAATGACATGAGTATGGTTGAAAAATACGGACCTGTAAATATGGCGACAGAAAGCGCTTGCGCTTGCCAAGACGCTACACCGCGTATGCCGCCGATCTGCGACATGGCGAAAAAGAACACCTGTGTCCTTGCGGATCTCGAATGCGGACTCGACACTCTGCTTGAAATCCTGAAAGGAAGCAGTTCTGGTGATAGCGTGAAAGCCAGGGAATCCAAAAGCCTGGCAGACGAAGTGATGATCCAGTCCGCCATGCTGAACGACCTGCATCAGAAGCTTTCTGAGGCGATAGGCGCTCTCAGCGGGAGATGTGGTGATTGAGAATGGATATTCGTGACATATCACGGTTCTCGCCGGCCGCGCAGAAACAGATCCTTGCGAAGCTGGGAAAAGCGGCGGCGCCCAGGGAGAGCAAATACAAGAGCTGCCGGACGCCGCGGACACTCCCGGAAGGAAAGGTGCATACCTTCGACAGCAAGAAGGAGGCAGACCGATTCGGAGACCTGCTGATGCTCATGAAATCCGGTAAAATCCGTGACCTGCGGCTCCAGGTGGAATTCACTCTTGTGGAAGGATACATCACCGTGACCGGACAGAGAGTAAAGCCCGTCAAGTATAAGGCTGACTTTACCTATGAAGAACAGACTGGGGACGGGGCGTGGCAGCGAATCATTGAGGACGTTAAAGGCGTCCGAACCAAGGAATACGAGATCAAGCGGAAGCTGATGATGGACAAATACGGCATTGTTATCAGAGAAATTTGAATTGGAGGACATGACCCTGGGCGATATAAGCGCCCAGGGCATTCCCGTTGCAGGGGGTGAAAATCAACGCAGCCGCTGATAATCTGAATCTGAAAGAACTGTGAAAGGAGGGGTAACACCGTGGCAGGCGGAAAAGGCGGAAGGCCTCCGAAGTTTACGTCGCCGGAGCAGATGCAGGAACTGATCGACGCTTATTTTGAAGGCTGCAAGGGTGAACCCATCCTGGACAATGATGGAATGCCGCTGATGGACAAATGGGGAAACGTGATCCTCATCAACCAGCATCCTCCTACCGTGACCGGTCTTGCGCTGGCACTGGGCTTTACATCCCGCCAGGCATTGCTGAATTACCAGGCGAAGCGGCAGTTTGTTGACACGATTTTGCGCGCGAAGGCGCGGTGCGAGGAGTACGCGGAATCCCGCCTCTATGACAGAGACGGTGCCAACGGCGCAAAGTTCTCCCTCACCTACAATTTCAAGTGGGCACAGGATGCCGGGAAGGACGGCGGCGAAAGCTCCGATTCCGGCGTTGTGGAGCTTCCAAGTGTTCTGCCAAAACCAGATACGCCAGACGGTGGAGTGATCGAGGATGGCTAAAAATGTTGTTTGGACGCCGCAGCCGAAGCAGGCGATCTTCATGTCCCGCTTTGAGGACGAAGCGCTATACGGAGGCGCTGCCGGCGGCGGAAAGAGCGATTCTCTTATCATGGAGGCAACACGGCAGGTGGACATCCCGTATTACCGCGGTCTGATCGTGCGGAGGACATTTCCACAGCTGGAGGACCTGATCGGAAAGAGCCTGAGACTATATCCTCGCGCCTTCCCTGGCGCAAAGTACAATGACAGCAAGCATGTATGGCACTTCCCTTCCGGCGCTGTCATCATATTCGGCTCCATGCCGCACGAAAAGGACAAGTACAATTTCCAGGGCAAGCCCTATGATTTCATCGGAATGGACGAGCTTACTCAGTTCACGTTCGAAATGTACGACTACCTGGTCCACTCACGAAACCGGCCGAATGGCCCTGGAACGCGGGTATACGCCAGGTTCACGGCAAACCCGGGAGGAGTTGGGCATGGATGGGTAAAGGAGCGGTTCATCACAGCGGCGCCGCCTGGCACAACGATCTGGAGGCGCGTAAAGGTTGATACGCCGACGGGCACAGTCGAAAAATGGTCATCCAGGGTCTTTATCCAGTCCACCGTGTTTGACAACAAAATCCTGCTGCAGAATGACCCGGACTACATCACGCGCCTTGCGTCCATGCCGGAGGCAAACAGGAATGCTTTGCTCTACGGAGACTGGGACAGCTTCTCCGGGCAGGTATTCGTTGAGTGGAGAAATGACCCGTCCCATTACCAGGATCGACGGTTCACCCATGTGATTGCTCCTTTCCGGGTACCGGACACCTGGGCAATCTGGCGGGCGTTTGACTGGGGCTACTCCCGTCCGTTCTCTGTCGGCTGGTACGCCGTAGACCATGACAAGCGCCTGTACCGCATCCGGGAGCTGTACGGCTGCACCGGGACGCCGAACACCGGCGTGAAGTGGGAGCCTGCAAAGGTGGCTGCGGAGATCCGGCGCATTGAGGGTGAGGACCCCAACCTTAAGGGAAAGACTATCCACGGGATTGCGGACCCGGCGATTTTCAACGACAGCGGAACGGAGAGCGTGGAATCCATCATGTCCAGATGCGGCGTCTACTGGTCTCCTGGTGACCATGACCGGATCGCCGGTAAGATGCAGATTCACCACCGCCTTGCTTTTGATGATAACGGAATTCCGCTGCTGTATGTGTTCAACACCTGCAAACACTTCATCCGGACTGTACCAAATCTGGTCTATGACGAGACGGACGTGGAGGATGTGGACACGGACGGAGAGGATCACATTTACGATGAGCTGCGCTATGTGTGCATGCACTTGCAGGATATGTATCAAATTACGGACCGGAATCACACATAAGGATGGCGCCTGGAGATGTTGAGATCGCCTGTTCCGGCGAAATGCAGCAGGTATTTCTGATGACATACATCGGCCTCGCACAGCTGGCAGAAAAATTTCCAAAAAATATTTCAATTTCTGCCCACTTTCCTGACGCAATCCAAATTGATAACTGATACGATGAAAATGTCCTCCTTACCGGAGCATCCTGCGGCGTGCTGTGTGCCGCCGCAGGAGTAAGTCTCCGGGAGCATGGACTGACGCACGCCAAAGAGCGCGGAAAAGGAGGAAACCTTATGAAAAACCTCAAACTTTTGGACCTGCATATCAATCTGTTTGACGGGGCGGCAGCTGCTCCGGCGGCAGGTGGAGATGCTGGCCCGGCTGGGACCGATGGCAGCCCTGTGAACAGCCAGCAGGGAAATTCGGGCGGTACTCAGAAAGTCATCTATGGAAAACAGACCACGGATGGCAGTCCTTCCGACGCCGGGAAGGAAAGCAAAAACGACGATCCGAAGGAGAAAGCCCGCAGATACCGGGAACTGATGGACGGCGAGTTCCGCGATCTTTACACGCAGGATACGCAGCGCATCATCAACCAGCGGTTCCGGGAGACCAAGACCCTCCAGGAAACGCTGGAAGCGCAGAATCCCATCATGCAGATGCTGGCTGACAGATATGGTGTCAATGACCCCGCAGAGCTTGTTCATGCTCTGGAGGAGGACAACCACATCTGGGAACAGCAGGCCGATGAGGCTGGCATGAGCGTTGACCAGTACCGCCAGTATAAACGCATGGAGCGTGAAAACGCTGCTCTGCGGCAGGCACAGCAGCAGGCGGTGAATCGTGAGCGGGCAAACCGGCAGGTACAGGCATGGGTGAAGGACGCTGAGGGCGTTCAGAAGGACTATCCGCAGTTCGATCTGAAAGCTGAAACGGAAAATCCGCAGTTTATCCGCCTGCTTCAGAGCGGCATTGACATGAAACACGCCTATGAGGTTATCCACATGGACGAGATCATGAATCAGACCGCGCAGGCTGCTGAACGAAAAACCGTGGACAACATCCGCGCCAAGGGCGCACGCCCACGTGAAGCTGGCATTTCCTCTCAGACCGGCGTTGTTACCAAACCTGACGTCTCCAAGCTGACGGCGGCAGACCGCCGGGAGATCGCAAAAAGAGTTGCGCAGGGCGAGGAAATCATTTTCTGACCAATGCGCGGAGAGGAGTTCAAAATGAATACCATTCGTAAGCTGATGCTGTTTTCCATATTCTGATCTGCGATCTTTCCTCGTTCTTTGACAGCGTTCCGCATAGCGAGGCTGTGAAAGCGCTGTCCGAGCAGATCACGGATGGCCGTATTCTTAGGCTTACGGAGGAACTGATCCGGCAATTCGACCCGGAAAAGCCGCCGGAGTGCAGGAAAGGACTTGGCCTTGGCAGTCAGATCAGTCAGGTGCTTGCTCCCGTTGTGGCCGGAAGGATTGACCGCTATGTGAAAAATACCCTGCGTGAGAAGCTATATGGCCGGTACATGGACGATTTTTACATTATTTCCAGCGACAAGGATCGCCTGAAAATATGCCGTGACGGAATCCGGAAGAAATGTGAAGAGATCGGCCTACGGCTAAGCGAGAAAAAGACCCAGATCGTGAAGCTGACACACGGATTTACGTGGCTGAAGGTACGATGGAGCGTCACAAAGACCGGCGGTGTCAGAATGTGCATCCACCGCAGCAGCGCGATACGCGAGCGGAGAAAGCTCAAAAAGCTGCGGAAAATGATGGGGCTCGGCCGTGTCACCTACCAGGACGTCTGGAATTCTTTTCAATGCTGGCTGAGCCACGCCAGGCGTTTCCGGTCATGGAAAATCAGAAAAAACATGGCGGACCTATTTTGCAGACTATTTGAAAAGGATGTGAGAAAAGATGCGCTATATCAAAGTATATGATTCGAGTGGAACGGTAGTAGCTGCGGAGGCGCTGCAATCTCCCGCATTCGTACATTGGAATGCCAGGTACGGATGCAAACTTGTGTGTCAGGAACGGTACGCACAGGGAATCATGTCGAATGACGGAGATACCGCATACCAGCTGGAGGGCCAAGAAGCCCTACCCGGCGCGGAGCTGACGGCGGTGCTGATCTCTCAGCTGGAATATGACACCCTGGCGGCTACGCTGGAGGAGACCGCCACCGAAACCACGGAGGACACCGGCACCGGGGAGACAGAGCGGCAAGAGGTGGTCATGACCCCGGCGAAGATGTACCTTCGCATCAAGGACCTGGAGGCGGAAAACCAGACCCTCACCCAGCAGGTTGTGGAGCTGGGCGAGGCCATGGACCTGCTACTGTCCGGCGCCACCGGAGAGGAGGACGCCACCACATGAAGAAGTCGTTGAAAGAGCGGGTCTACGAATACAACCGTTCCCGCGCAGCCGACGCCGAGAAGGCTGAGGACCTGCTGACCCTGCTGAACGCTCTGCCGAAAGGTCAGGTCAAGCAGCTTCTGAAGGATTCCGTCTGCGCCGCCATCCTGGAAAAGTACGGAATCGAAGGAGGATAACGTGCATGAATACAAGAAAAGCGATCGTAAAGGCTGACGAGCTTCGCCCGAATGCCATCAGCGAGGACCTGAAAGCATCGTGGATTTATGAACTGGATGGAAAGGTCGCTGAGTTCCAGGGAATCAACGCGCCGGAGAGCCGGTGGCCGGAGGATTCCACGCATCTGATGCCAGCTCCGTATGATAACATCTACGAATTGTATCTCTGCGCCCAGATCGACAACGCCAATATGGAAACTGCTCTCTACGAAAACGATATGGCCATGTTCAACGCTGCCTGGGATGAGGCAAGGGCATGGTGGAGACGGACGCACCGGCAGCCGGAAAGCAGCGGATGGATGGTGATGTGATGAGACTACCAACTTTGCCAAACCATTTTCAAGGTACGCGGCGCGAGATCGTATCTCTCCGCGGACTGAATCTGACCGACAACATCCAGGATGGAGATATGGCAGCCTGCAAGAATATCTCCGCAAGGCGGTACCCGTATTTCTCCCAGAGGCGGGCCAGGCAGGTCCAATCGGATTACACCGGTGTGACGGCCCTTACCAGCTGGGGAAAGCTGGTGGCCGTGCGGGGGACAGACCTTCTGTACGACGGGCAGGTGGTCGGCACTGTCACCGCCGGTGAAAAGCAGTTTGCCGTTGTGAATACGAAACTCATTATCTGGCCGGACAAGGTGTATCTGGATATCGACAGTCTGACGGTAAAATCTTTGGGTGCAACTGCCGCCGGGACCGGAGCAGCTTTCACCACGGACACCATGACGGTTTCCGGTTGGCCTGATCTTACGACGCTGTTCAAGGCCGGGGACGCTATTACCATCTCCGGATGCACAGAAAAGGCGGCCAACAATAAATCCGTCGTGATTAAGAGCCTGACGGCGACCTCGATCACCGTCTCCGCAAACGGATTCACAGAGGCTTCGGAAACAGCAAGCATCACCTTGGAGCGCAAAATTCCGGACCTGGATTATATCTGCGAGAGTGAAAACCGGCTGTGGGGATGCTCCAACAAGAATAAGACCATCTATGCCTCTTCACTTGGTGACCCGACAAACTACTATGTGTATGAGGGCCTTGCTACGGATGGTTACGCTCTTGCTGTCGGCAGCGAGGGGGACTTCACCGGCTGCTGCAAACTGTCCACATCGGTCCTATTCTGGAAAGAAACCGTTCTGCACAAGATGCTCGGCAGCTATCCGAGCGAATACTCCTTGTATACCTACAATATCGAGGGACTGCGGAAAGGCTGCCATAAGAGCTTGCAGGTTATCAACGAAGTCCTGTTTTACATGGGCCTCCACGGTGTATATGCCTATTCCGGCGGAACTCCAAGCTTGATCTCTTCCAATTTTGGAAGGAAGGACTTCACGGATGCCGTTGCAGGAACGGATGGAGACAGCTATTACCTTTCTGTTCTGGACGGAGAGGAACGGCACCTGCTGCTCTATGATTCCAACACTGGCCTTTGGCTTCGCGAGGACGATACCAGATGTGTGGACTTCGCCAGAATCGGGAAACAGGTCTATTTTCTCACTGACGGCGGGGACGTCTATCTCAGCGACAGCGGATCAGATGATCCGGAAGTCCCATGGGAAATTCAGCTGACGCCGTTCTATGAGACGGCGGACGGGAAAAAACGATACCGCAGGCTCATTTTCCGGGTGGAGATAGCATCCGGAGCGTGGATGCGGGTATTTGTCCGATATGACGGCGGAGCCTGGAGAGAGGCCGGAAAGGCCCTTGGAGGGCAGTCTGGATTAAAGGACATTCAGATTGTTCCGAAACGCTGCGACAGATTCGAGATCAAACTCTCGGGAAAAGGGCCGTGCATCATCAAGGATCTTATTCGTGAATTTTTTGTTGGGGGTGATCGGTAATGGCATCCGTATTTCCGGAAAGCATGGACAAGCTGGACAGCAACAACGTAGGCAGCAGCTTCTCCATCATCGAAAACTATATCCGATACATGCAGGAACGTGTGGAATTTGCCATCCGAAACACTACGAGGCAGGTGGAAAAGACCGGCACCTCCAGCGCAGAGATCTACATTTTGGTAACAGCGCTGAATAATTCCGTCAGTTCCATTCAATCCAGCATTCACTCCCTTTCTGCCGACATCAGCGGAATCAAGAGCGACCTGGCATCCATGAAAAAAGACGTTTCTTCCGTGAAAACAGAGCTTTCCGAGTTCAAAACAGAAGTGAACTCCTCCATCGATCAACTATCTTCCTCTGTTTCCACAATGAATGAGGCAATCGCAGATCTTCAAAGCCGCGTAAATGCGTTGGAAAACCCGACCACGACACCATGATAGGAGCGTGAATCTATGGCAACCAAAAAGAAAACGAGTGCATTCGGCCTTGCCACCGGGATTGCATCTGGAATCGCATCCAGTATCGCCGCCGGAACGGCAAAGGCAATCGCAAATTCAAAGAAAAGCAGCTCCGGAAGTTCTTCGTCCGGAAAGAGTAGCGGCAGTTCCGGCGGCTCCGGATATTACGACCCCAGCCGAAACTATGCAGCAGACATTGACGCAGCCATCAAGAGCGGGGCATCTGCCGACGTAGTGGCAAAGCTTCAGCAGGAACGAAACAACAAAATTGCTGCCAACCAGGATCATTATTCTTCCCTCGGAATTTCCGGGACCGATAAATACGGGAGTGCCGCCAATGATTATATCAGTTCCAAATCGTACAACGGAACAGATTACCACCAGGAGGCTATCGATGCCGCAAAGGCCGGCAACTGGGACGCTGTCATCGAGGCGCTTAAAAATCGTGAGCAGAAAGTTGCGGCTCAGGGTGGAAATGACCGCGGAAAAAGTAGCACCGAGATTTACAAGGAGCTGATCGACCAGTATTATACGCAGCCTCAGCTGGAAATTCCGGAGGCGCCAACCTATGGTGGCAGCCGCTATGACGATTCCCTCCAGCAGATCATTGACCAGCTTACTAATCAGACCTACGAGGACTGGACAAAAGGCGACCAGTACGCCGCTTTGGCTGGCCGGTATGGGCAGAACGGAGAGATGGCAATGCGGGATGTTCTGGCGCAGATCAGTGCCCGCACAGGCGGCCTGGCGTCCTCCTATGCCCAGTCTGCCGCACAGCAGCAGTATAACGACTATATGGCCAAGCTGGAGGAAGCTGCACGGCAGATGTACGATGCGGAGAGGTCTGAAGGACTGGACAATGCCCAGATGCTGGCCCAGCTGGCACAGCAGGACTATGCCCGCTATCAGGATGAGCTTGCCCAGTGGAATGCCGACCGCACTTTCTCCTGGAATCAGAGCCAGGCAGAGCGAGAATGGCAGTATCAGCAGAACCGGGATGCGATTGAGGACAGCAGGTATGACCAGGAGTATGCGGACAGCCAGAAGCAGCAGGAACAGTCTGCGGCACTGGCGAAGGCGGAAACTCTGGCGGCCTATGGCGACTTCTCCGGCTACAAGGCCCTTGGCTATACGGACGCCCAGATTAACCTTATGAAGGCGGCTTATCAGAGCCAGCTTGCCGCACAGCAGGCCTCCAAGAAGTCCTCTGGTAGTAGTGGTGGAGGCAGCAGCATGACGCTTTCCACTGCGAAGGACATGGCAAAGAACGGTCAGTTCACGGATGCCGTTCTGAATACGCTCCGCGCAGCAGGCTATACCGACGAGTACATCATGTCCGTTTATGGATGGGACGGCGGGAATGGAGGCTACGTCTCCAAGACCGGAAACGATTACTGGCTCGGCAGCGGAATCACTCCGAGCAGCAAGACCAGCTTCAACTACGATGAAGACGAAGGCGTTTTCACCTGGAACGGCAGAAATTATAACTCCATCGAATCTTTGGAAAACGCATTGAATTCCGCAAATCTGACGGCTGAAGAAGAAGCTACCATTAAAAAGAAGCTGAGTATGTTCGGCTTCAATTCGTAAGACCGGAGGCGCCTATGAGTTTCAATATCAGGAAGAAGGGAGAAAAAGCAGAATCTCTCTCCTCTAAAAAAGGAACTGACGTTCAAGAAACAAATCAGAACAAGCGATTTAATATCACAAAACGGGAGACAATTCCTGAGAAGAAGAGTATTCCTGTTACTACCGACATCTCCGGAGAGGCGTGGACCCGTTCCACGCCCTCCCAGGCAAAGCTGCCATCCGGTTATACATCCAGCCAGGAGAGAGAGCTGGCACAGCTGCGGAGGCAGAAGCAGCAGGCCCAGGTGGATCTGGACGCGGACGCCATGAACGAGATCGATGCGCGTATGAAGTCCATCCGTTCCGACGCCGGGAAACAGACCTTTGGAGACCGCGCCTCTGATACCTTCTCCTCCATGTTCAGCGGCAGCGCAGCATCTGCGGTGAACACCGCCGGGCTTGCTGTGAATCTTTTTCGTGATCCTGATTATAACCGGCGTCAGATCGCCTCTCTGGAAAAAGTCCTGTCCACCGGCAGAACAACGGACGGAAAGACGGTCACGCCTGGTATGCGTCAGCAGATCCAGGACAGCATTGACCGGATGAATGCGGAGATCTCCGAGTGGGAGAGCCAGGACAGCCTCACCAACCGCCTTTATCGCGTGGCCGACCGGATGCAGGATGAAAGCGCCGCTTATCAGCAGAGCGCAAAGAGCGGCCTCGGCAAAGTTGGGGGCATGGTTGTGGACGCCGCGACATCCATGGGGCAGTCTACCATCGACGGCCTGATCGGAGCAGCTACCGGCACCGGTATGCTCCCCTTTGTGGCCAGGGCCTTTGGCGGGGCAACTCAGGAGGCCCGCCGCGGCGGCGCCGACCTGGATCAGCAGATGCTGTACGGCTCCACAGAAGCGGCGAAAGAGTACATTTCTGAAAGGATTTTCGGCCTGACCCTGCCCCAGAAGCTGATTGGGAAAGCAGGCATCGGCGGGCTGGATGGTATCGTTGAGCGCAGTATTCGTAAAGCTGTCAGCAAAATCGAATCGGACTTCGGGCAGAAAGCTGTTGGCGGACTTCTCGCCTGGGTCGCGTCCGGCGTTACGGAGGGCCTGGAGGAAGGCGCCGGAGATCTGATCGAGAATATTCTCATCAATCCGAATTTCAGAAGCTGGGACCCCGACACCCGCACAACGGAGGAAAAATTCTCCGATGCCTTTTACGATATGCTTGTTGGCGGTCTGTCCGGTCTGATGGGCGGTGTTACCAACCTTTCCTACGACAACAGCGAAGCGCGAGCCATGAGAAACAGCCGCCTGTCCGCATCCACTTCCGAAAACAGCCCTGTTTCTTCCAGAGGAAGCGTGTACGACGATTCCCGGGTCCGGCAGTCCGCTGACACCTCCCTGCCTCTGGATGTCTCACAGGCCACGGAAACGCCCAAATCCTCAGTCAAAGCAACGCCTTCCGTTTTGGAAACAGTTACTCCGAGTGCGGCGGTTTCTGCTCAGATCCAGAAGCGGAATGTACAGCAGGTGGCTGATTTTGCGCAGACTACCGGAAAGGCCATGTCCAGGGTCATGACCTCCATGTATAACCAGGACCAGGCACCGGAAGATTACACCGCCGGTATGATGAAAGCATACAGCATCGGAAAGTCCGGTGGAGCGCAGGAGGCGATTGCGGGAATCCGGGGCATCAATGACCTCCAGGCCCGTTCTGCCTATCTGGCCGGGCAGGCCGACGCGGAATCCGCCGCGGCGCCTGTTGCGGAAACAAAAGAAGCGGATTATACTGTAGAAAACAGCAATGGCCTTGCCTCCCTTTCCGAAAGCCTCAAAAGCTCCGGCAAGGTTGTCCAGGATGGGATACGGTATACTGTCAAGGAGACGGAATCCGGCTACTATACGAGGATTGACCAGGCGGATGGAACCGGTGGTTATGTGGAAAACGCGCGGGCGAATGCCTATAAGTCCGGTCCTTTTGCAACCCGCGAGGAGGCCGTCTCGGATCTGCTGGCCGTGGCAAGGAGCAGCTTCTATCCTGAAGAATCTGATTGGGTGGATTCCATTGACTGGAATGCGGTCGGTGCGGAGCTGGAACGCCGGAAAGCCACGGGCCAAAGCCCTGTAGACGAGATGCTTCGTCAGGCTGAAAGGATCGCCGAAAAGCAGTTCGGCACCAATAACGTGAAGGAGGACATTGAAAATGGCACAGAAGGCGTGGCAGAAGTATCTGACGAAGGAACAGTACGAGAAGCTGGGGCCGGACGGCAGGATGCTGGCAGACTACTGGACGGAGTTCCTGCCGAAGATGTCCAAGCGGATGCACGCGGCGGGGACCTTGGTGCCGACGCTTCAGCAGAAAGCGGTGGAACTGGAGGACTATCACGTGGAGCTGCTTCAGAGCGGCCTGCGGGAGTACGAGGCTCTGGAGTTCATCAAGGAGCAGGTGTACAGTCTGCCGATGGAGGAGTAAGCGAATTCCGTGAGTTCGACGCAGATGGGAACCCTGTATACGCAACCAATCGAGAGGAAGCTGGTGTAGAGGCCTACGACCACCTGGCTATGAAGCAGGCACGGGCCGATGCAGACAAGAAGTACGGTATCGCCCCGGATGAGAGCCGTTCCCTGGCTGGATATACGCAGACTACGTTCTCTATGATGAACAGAAAGATGCTGGACGGTACGGTTGACCCCGTGAAAGACCAGCCCGTAGTAGACCGCGTTCTGGCCGCTCTGAAAAAGTTTCCTGCTTTTGAGGGCCAAACATACCGAAACCTGAAATTCAAAACCGAGGAACAGTACAACGACTTCCTCGAAAAGCACGCCGCCGGTAAAACCGTAACGCTTAAATCGTTCACGTCCACATCGAAGCGACCCAATGGCTACCCGCTGTTTGGGGATCGTGTGGTACACATGGTGATTTCCGGGAAAACCGGCGCGGACATTTCGGACACCTACGGTATTCCGCGGCAGCAGGAAGTAATCTTGCTCCCCGGAACGGAGATTGAGATCGCGTCCGTTACCACGGCCAACGACGGCCACCCACTTATTTACGCACAGGAGGTAGCAACACATGGAGTGGAAACAGATCATGGAAATGCACGATCCGCACAAGGCCCTGCTGGCAATCGTCGAAAAGATCGAAGCGGACGACCTGGGCCTGGTGGAGATGGAGGACAGAGTGGAGCAGTACGCAAATCTGCACGGGATCACGACGGACGAGATGGCGTTCTATCCGAACGGGGAGAGAGTGATCCAGCCCTAACTACCGAGGAAACCTCGGTACCTGCCACCACAGAGGAACAGATCGCCGAAAAGGCAGACCTGGGCAACCAGGAGCAGCCAAAGGGGCAGAACTATGTCATTCCCGCCAAGGGCGGCGCAAAGCTCCCCACCACCCAAAAGGCCAGATTCAAGGCGAATACGGACGCGATCAAGGCCCTGCGAACCATCATGGCGGAGGGCAGGCTTGCTACGCCCCAGGAGCAGGAGGCTCTTGCGAAGTACACCGGCTGGGGCGGCATTACGGACGCCTTCGACGAAAAGAAGGCTGACTGGGCCAAGGAGTACAAGCAGCTGAAAAATCTGCTTGACGATGGAGAATACAAGGCTGCCAGAGCGTCGATCCTGGATGCCTACTATACGGACCCTGCTGTTATCCAGGGCATGTACAACGGCCTTGCGGGCATCGGATTCAACGGGGGCCGTATGCTGGAACCCTCCGCCGGTGTCGGGCGCTTTATCGGCGCCATGCCGCAGGAGATGGCAGGCGGCGTCCAGTCCTGGACTGCTGTTGAGCTGGACAAGATCACCGGCAATATCGCCAAGTACCTCTATCCCAATGCAGATGTCCGCGTGCAGGGCTTTGAAGCTACCAAGATCCCCGACAACTACATGGATCTGGTGATCGGCAACGTTCCTTTCGGTAATGTCGCGGTTGCTGATAAGGCGTACCCCGCCAGCGTGACGAAATCCATCCACAACTATTTCATCGCCAAGAGCCTGGACAAGCTGCGCCCCGGCGGCGTGGCCTGCCTGATTACCAGCAGCGGCACGATGGACGCTGTTGGCGCTGACGCACGCGGCTACTTCATGAAGAAGGCCGATCTGATCGGCGCGATCCGGCTGCCTAATACCGCGTTTGAGGGGACCGGCACCGGCGTTGTCTCCGATATTCTGGTGTTCAAGAAGCGGGAACCCGGCACGGCCTACAAGGGTGAATCCTTCCTGGAAGTCACGCGCAAGCCATGGGAAGGGCCGAATATGTACGGCAGCTATGAGATCAACGAGTATTTTGCCAATCACCCAGAAATGGTCCTGGGAACCGCCGCATACGGCAAGGGCCAGTACGGACGCTCTGTTGTGACATACAATCCCCTGGGCACCAAGGCGTCCTTGCAGAAGCAGATTGAAAAGGCGTTTGGCAACATCAAGGTCCAGATGGAGTACCCCGCGCAGCGCACGCAGGAGGAGATCCGTGCAGAGATCAAAGCAGACGCTGTTAAGGGAAAACAGGGCGCAATCGTCAGCAAAAACGGCAAGCTCTATAAGAACGACGGCGGCAAGCTGGTGGAGGCCTCCGAGTATAAGGGCGCTGATATTCAGCGCGTCGCTGATCTTGTCGGCATCCGGGACGCCGCCAGGACCCTCCTTGATTTGCAGCTGGACGGCGGTGGAGAAAAGGCCATAGCCGCGGCCCGCAAGAAGCTGAACACCCTGTACGACGCCTTTGTGAAGGAAAACGGCATTCTGAACAGCCCCAGGAACAGGAAGCTGCTGTCCGGCAATGTGGACGCCCCCTTCATCCGCGCTCTGGAGAACTACGACAAGGACAGCGGAAAGGCCACGAAGGCCGCCATCTTCACGAAGAACACCGTTACGGCAGTCAGGACCGTCACCCATGCCGACACCGTTGAGGAGGCACTTACCGTCTCCATGAACGAGACCGGCGGCGTGGACGTGAACCGTATTGCCCAGCTGACCGGGCGGAGCGCGGACAGCGTCCGGGAGGATTTGCTGGAACGCGGCCTGGTTTTCAAGAACAGAAACGGCGACCTGGAATCCGCAGAGCTGTATCTTTCCGGCAATGTGCGGGCAAAGCTGCGGGACGCGGAGGCCCTGGCGGAGGGCGACAAGTCGTATGAGCGCAACATTGAAGCCCTGAAGAAGGTGATCCCTGCCGACATCCCCGGTGAGGAGATCAAGGTCCGCATCGGCGCCACCTGGGTACCGGATGCCGTGTACTCTGAGTTTGCCAGCGAAATGCTGGGCGGCGCGGGCGTGAGCTGGAAGAACGGGCGCCGCGTCCCTGCCATTCAGGTCCAGTATAACCGGCACGTGGGGAAATTCTTTGTGGAGGTCAACGACAGCTGGCTTCGCAACAGACCGGAGAATACCTCCAACTGGGGAACCAAGGATTACCCATTCATTGGCGGAAGAAACAGCATCCTGGAATCCGCGCTGAACAATAAGACTGTTGCCGTATGGCGCAGCGTCGGCGAAACGCGTGTCCTGGATAAGCAGGCGACGGCGGCCGCACAGGAGAAGATGGAAACCGTTCTGGCGGAGTTCCAGCGCTGGCTGTGGTCCGATGAAACCCGGAAGAAGGATCTGAGCGGCCTCTATAACGATGTTTTCAACAACACCGTCACACCCAAATACGACGGCAGCCATCTAACCGTCAACGGCAGCAACCCAGATATGGAAATGCGCCCCCACCAGAAAAACGCGGTGCAGCGCATCATCAACAGCGGCGGCAACACGCTGCTGGCCCACCGGGTAGGCGCCGGAAAAACCTATGAAATGGCAGCTGCTGCCATGAAGCTGCGCCAGCTGGGCATCGTCAAGAAGCCCCTGATTATTGCCCCCAAAAACCTTGTCGCACAATGGGGAAACGAGTTCCTCTCCTACTTCCCCGCCGCGAAGATCCTCGTTCTGGAATCTACCGATTTCACGCCCACAAACCGCAAGCTGTTCGCAAACCGCATCGCCACCGGCGATTATGACGCGGTCATTATGAGCTATGAGCAGTTCGGCGCTGTTCCTATGAGCGTGGAAAATCAGGAGGAATTCTACCAGAGCCAGATCGACGCCCTGGAAATGGCGATTCTGGAAAGCAAGCGCGCGTCCGGCAAGGACCCGTCTATCCGGGACATGGAGCGCAGCAAGAAGTCCTTTGAAGCGAAGCTGAAAAAGCTGGGCGACAGCAAAAAGGACGTGGACAATATCGACTTCGAGCAGCTTGGCGTGGACGCCCTGTTCGTTGACGAGGCCCACAACTTCAAGAACCTGTTCTACACGACGAAGATGCAGGGTATTGCCGACCTTGGGAACAAGGAGGGCAGCCAGCGTGCCTTTGACCTCTACATGAAGGTCCGCTACCTCCAGAAACTGAACGGAGGGCGCGGCATCGTGTTCGCCACAGCTACGCCTGTTATGAACAGCGTGGTTGAGCTTTACACTATGCAGCGGTATTTGCAGGGTGATCTTCTGGACGCGAAGGGCCTTACCAACTTCGACGCCTGGGCAAACCAGTTCGGCGACGTTGTGACCATCCGCAAGATGAAAACCGGCGGCAACGGCTACGAGATCAAGCAGAGCCTTTCCAAGTACAAGAACCTGGGCGAAATGCAGCAGATGTTCCGCAGCTTTGCGGACGTGATCGTTGACGCGGCGGATCTTCCTTACCTGAAAATCCCCAAAATGAAAACTGGCAAGCGCATTGTCGTGGAGTGCGATCCCAGCCCGTTCCAGGAGCAGTTTATGGAGGAGCTGGGCAAGCGTGCCGAAGCTCTGCGCGGCGCCGGTAAGGGCGGCAGCGAGGATCACATCTTCAAGGTTTTCAATGACGGTAAAAAAATCAGCTACACCCAGCGCATGATCGACAGCAGCCTTCCCTACGAGGACGGCGGCAAGATCATGAAGTGTGTGGAAAACGTGTCCCGCATCTGGAACGAGAGCAAGGACATCAAGGGGACACAGCTGATCTTCTGCGACCAGGGAACCCCCGGCGGTGCAGAAGCGACGCGCGGCGCTGCCCTCTATGCGGACATCAAGAATCTGCTGGTTGGCGCCGGAATCCCGGAAAACCAGATTGCTTTCATCCACGACGCCACGACCGGCGAAGCAAAGAGCCGGCTGTTCAAGGACGTCAACGACGGCAAGGTGCGCGTGCTGCTTGGATCAACCTCCACAATGGGTGTTGGCATGAACGCTCAGAAACGCATTGTAGCCATGCACGAGCTGAACGCCCCGGACCGCCCCGGCGACCTGGAGCAGAACGAGGGCCGCGGCCTGCGCCAAGGCAATATGAACGACGAAGTAGCGGTCTATGCCTACGTCACGAAAAAGACCTTCGACAGCCGCCAATGGGACAACCTGAAGCGCAAGGCCACCTTCATTCACCAGGTTATGTCCGGCGAGTACAACGGGCGCGAGGCAGCCGGTGACGGCGATCTGGCATTGTCCGCCGCCGAAATCTCCGCGATTGCTTCTGACAACCCGCTTATCATGGAGCAGTTTGAGATCTCCGAGAAGATCAACAACCTGGAAATGCTGGAACGCGCCCACACAAAAGAGGTGCTGGACGCGAAGGAGCGCATCAAAAAGGCGGAGCGCGAGATCGCTACTGACGAGATCACGCTGAAACAGCTGAAAGCAGACCTTGCAAGCCGCCAGGACACCGCAGGTGACAAGTTCCAAATCATCGTAGGCGGTAAGACCTACACGGAGCGCAAGGCCGCAGGCGCAGCTATTATCGCAGCGGCAAAGAAGCATCTCAATCTGAACGCTGATACTGAGAGCAGCACGGAGATCGGCACATTCGCCGGATTCAAGCTGCTTGTCACCAGCAAAGGCGATATGCTCCTGCGCGGTGCCGGTCAGTATCGCGGTACCGTGAATATGGAGGACGCCACCGGCACCATTACCCGCTTGCAGAATGTGGCGGACCGAATCGAAACGATGATGAAGGCGACCGAGGCCAGAATCGCGGAGGACAAGTCTGCCATCAAGAAGCTGGAAAAGACTGCCGCTGCGCCCTTTGCAAAGGCCGGTGAGCTGATCGCCGCCAAGGTGCGGGAATCCGAGATCATGGCTGAATTGAACCCTCCCAGTGAGCAGGCGGTTTCCGCTGCCGAGGCAGAGGGCGACGTGGAGAATATGGTGGATGATGATATTGCCACCGACGCCGCTCCCCACCCGGAGCGCTGGCAGGCCTCCAGAGTTGGAGATCCTGGGAAGGCACCAAAGCCGCTTTCCGAGATTGTCGAGCAGATTCGCCACGACTTCGGGCTGAACATCACCCAGGGCCACATCAGAGGCGCTGGTGTTCGCGGCCAGTATGACCGGCAGAACAACGGCATCCGGGCCAGGATCGCAAACGACCTTCCCACCATCTCCCACGAGCTGGGACACGCTCTGAATGTGCGCTGGGACGTCCTTGGAAAAAGAGGCAGCAACCTGACTGACGCCATGCGGAAAGAGCTGGAAGGCGGCCTTTCTGACGAAATGAAGGCGAACTACCAGCCAAAGCAGTATCTCAGCGAAGGGTATGCCGATTATATCCGAAAGTTCCTGCAAAACCGCGAGACGGCTGCCATTGACTACCCGGAGTTCACGAAGCACTTCCTGAACAGCCTTTCCACAAAGGACGCGGCGATCCTGGAACAGCTGGCGGACGAGATCAACGCTTATTATTCCCTGGACGCTGATACGGCCACCAGCTCTATCCGCCTGCGGGAGGAAGGAGCGCCGGACGCCCGCACATGGGGTGAGAAAATCAAGGCAAAGGCCAGCGTTTTGTATCAGGCCTGGGTGGACAGCAACCACGGAATCTGGGAGTTTGACAAGGCCACCGGCGCCAACACCTATAAGCTGGCGACCAATGCCGCGTACAGCGACGCCATTGCCGGTCAAATCATCACCGGAGACCTGACGGACGTCAACGGGCAGTATGTTGGACCCGGCCTGAAGGCCGCGCTGCACGGTTTGAACATGAACGACAAGCAGCAGTATAAGCTGTTCGGCGAGTACCTGACTGTGAAACACGGGCCAGAGCGCCTTGCGGAGGGTATGCGTATCTTTGCGGATGATCGGAAAAACAGCACGGCATGGATGCAGAACCGGCAGGCGCAGCTTGAACAGCAGTACCCGGAGTTCAAGGAAATTTCTGAAAGGCTGTACCAGTTCCAGGCGGACTTCCTGCAAACCTGGGGCGTTGATACCGGCCTTGTTTCCCAGCAATCCGCAGAGGAATGGGCGAAGCGCTGGAAGTTCTATGTCCCGTTCAACCGCGCCGTCAGCGAGGAGAAACGGGGCATCGGAGCAAAGCGCGGCTTCGCCAACCAGAACAGCACCATCAAGCAGGCGCGTGGCAGCGGCCTCGACATCGTTCATCCTGTGGATAATATCATCAATAACCTGGTTAAGATGGTGAATGCTGGCGTCCGAAACAATGTCATGCGCCGGATCACGGACGAAGCGGAACACCTGGGCGCCGACGCTGCTTTCCTCGAAAAAATTCCTACCCCGATGGTAAAGCGCGAGTTCGATATGACCGGCGTTAAGACGCAGCTCTCTGACTGGATCGAAGGCAGTACCATGAACCAGACGGACAAGGACCAGGCGACCGGCATCATCAGCAATCTGGACGACGTCCTTGCCCAGTACGGCAGAGGCAAGGCACACGGGGATGTGATTACCGTTTTGAAGGGCGGGCAGCAGGAGTTCTGGAAGATCAACGACCCGCTGATGCTTTCCTCCATCACCAATATGTCCCCCAAGAAGATGGACGGCATCCTGGATGCATACGCCGTCGTGAGCCGGTTCATGACCGGGAACATCACGGGCAACAACATCATCTGGTCCCTGTTCTCCAACTTCCCCAGGGACCTCGGAACGTTCTTCACCTATTCCAAAACCCGCAACCCCGCTAAGGTGTTTGCCGCTATGGGAAGCGCCTATGTGAACAAGATCAAGGGAGATACCGCGGACCCGCTTTTCAAAGAATACCTTGCTATGGGCGGTGGAAAGACCAGTGCATACACGGCGGACCGTGATCTTGCAAAGAAGGCCAGAAAAGCCCTTGCGGAGAGGAAGTTCAATGCCAATCCTTTGGACTGGATCACCTTCGTCAGCGACACCGTGGAGCTTGGCCCCAGATTTGCGACCTATAAGCTCATGCGGCAAGCCGGTATGAACCCGCAGGAGGCGTTCTATGAAGCCTGCGACATCACGGTGAACTTCCGGCGCAGCGGTGACGTTTCCCGGCAGATCAACAAGGTGGTCCCGTTCTTCAACGCCAGCGTGCAGGGCCTCGACAAGTTCCGCCGCTGGATCACCGCAGCGGACGCACCGCAGGCGGACCGGGCAAAGACAGTCCGCAGCCGGATGATTGCCTATATCGCCGTCAGCGCCGCCCTTGCCGCCGTGTTCTACGGCATCAACAACGGCGACGATGACAAGGAAAAGGACTACCAGCAGCTCTCCAATTACACCAAGAACACCTACTGGAATATCCCCATCGGCGACGGCAAATACTTCGCTATCCCAAAGCCCCGCGAACTGGCGGTCCTCTCCTCCTTCTTCGAGACCTGCATGGAGTACGGCCTCGGCGGCAATGAACACGCATTCGACGAGTTCTATGAGTACGCGACGGACAACTTCCTGCCCAGCGTGGCGAGCGACATTGCACAGGCTCCCGTAAATGGCCTGCTGGAATCCGGCATGGGAGCAATCGGAAGTCTCGGCATTATCGGCGTTGTGGGATACCTGGGCGCCAACCGGGACTTCATGGGGAGGCCTATCGTTTCCTCCGGTTTGCAGAACCTGGAGCCGAAGGACCAGTACACGGAACGCACATCCAAGATCGCGTACTGGGTCGGGCAGGCATTCAACGTCAGCCCGCAGAGGGTGGACTACTTCTTCAACTCCACCCTGGGCGGATGGTGGAAAGCGCAAAAGGCCTTGTTTCCCGTCGGGAAAGAAAATGTGGACCTCACCCTGGGCGTGCAGAATACCTACATCAAGGACAACCAGTATTCCACCGATCTGGTGAACTGGCTGTACGATAAGGCGGACGCATCGAACCGGGCCAAAAACAGCGACCAGGAGGACATGGAGAAGGCCATCGAATACAAGATGGACAGCAATATGACCACGTTCTACTCCCGCTATTACAAGCTGGCGAAGTCCGCCGCGGAGACCACAAGCACCAGAGCGACCCGCCAGATCGTCCTGGATATGATCCTGGAATACCGGAAGTCCGCGGACACCGGCTCATCCACCAAGGCACAGGACGCCGTTTTCGCTGTCTGCGATAAGGAGGGCAGCACTGAGTTCCTGCCCAGCGTGATGCAGAGTACCATCAAGGACGGCGGCGGAACCCCGCACACCCTTTCCGATGTTCAGTATGTGGAGTATCAGACCGACTATCTGCGCATCTACTGGGAGAACGTTGAGCAGAATCTTACTGGCGTGAAAACAGACGCGGAAAAGGTTGCTATCCTAAAATCCGCAAAGGAAGTGGCAAAGGAGCAGGCCACCAACCGGACGTTAAAGCGCATCGGTGCGGAGGCAACCAGCTTCCAAGAGAAGTACAAGAATGTCGGAACAAATGATGTGATCCAGTTCCGGGCGCAGCTGGACCTTGCGGATGACGATGGCGGCCTGAAACAGGATGAAGTCATCGGCATTCTGCAAGCCATGATCCAGGAGGGCCTCTCCTACGATGACGCCTATCTCCTGTTCCACTCCAGGTATGACAGCGACAAGAATAACCCGTGGCGGCGGTATAAGCCGTAATATAAAACCGGCAGGCATCACGCCTGCCGGTTTTCAATTTCTCTAAATATGAAAAAGTAACCTGCAAAGATTGAAACCGCGGAAAGAGTCTTTGATAGCGTGCCGGCATAGCTGCAAAACCATACGTCTATCCATGATAGAGGGAAAACGAAAATTCCAAATACAAAAGCAAGTTCCTTTTTTATTTCGCTCCTCAAGCAAACGTCGTCTATTTCTTCGTGGAATATTATACGATCCGCTGCTTCGCATTCTGCAATTTCTCTTTTTCTGTTCCTGATCTTTACTGAAATGAACGCTATACGGACTATAGAAATGAAACAGGCAATCGTAATTATTACAACAGAAAAAGCATTCACTGAAAACCCTCCCAAAAATATCCCTCGCTTGGGGGTGAAATGGCCGTATGCTGTTTGCTATGCTGGAGCAAAGGTGGTGATACCATGGATAAACTGCTATTGCTTTCCGGAATTGCCGGAAGCGTCACCAGCATTTTTGCCTGCCTGTGTCTTTTCGTGAAGCCTATTCGGAATAAGCTCCTGGGCCTGAATGACATCCGGGACGGGCAGAAGTGCCTTCTTCGCGGCGAGATGCTGCACACATACTATAAGCATCACGAAGAGAACCGCATCCGGCAGTATGAATATGAGAACTTTATCTATTCATACAAAGCCTATAAGGCCCTGGGCGGGAACTCGTTCATCGATAAAATCTATCGAGAAGTCCAGACATGGGAGGTATATACCTGATGAAACGCACGATGAAACGCACGAAAAAGACGTCAAATCTGGTCTTGCTGATCATGGGTGTATTCCTGCTTGCGTTCATCATCTGCATGATCGTCATTTTCTGTGCGAAAGGCAGCGTCCCGGACACCCTTATCCAGTGCGTCATGGGGGCTGGAGGCGTTGAGGCCTTAGCCCTGGCATGGATTAAATCCACCAAAGTAAAATCCGGTGAGAACGATTCTCCGGAAGAAAGTGAGGAAGAACAATGAGACGGTACATCGGCACTAAAATTATTGAGGCAGTCCCTGCTATCCGAAAGGGAGGCAAGGTCTACGAGAAGGACTGGTCTATCCCCCGGAGCATGGAGCCGGAGGAGGACGGCTACAAGGTTCGCTATCCCGACGGCTATGAGAGCTGGAGCCCCAAGGATGTTTTTGAGGAGGCATATCGCGAGGCTTCCGGCGTTAGCTTCGGTCTGGCCCTGGAGGCCATGAAGAAGGGAAAAGGCGCAAGACTTCCGAAGTGGAGCGAGGATGTTATCATTCGCGCCCAGTTCCCGGACGAACACAGCAAAATGACCGCACCATACCTGTATGTTGAGAGCCGCTTCGGTCGCGTTCCTTGGAAAGAAACTATGATTGAGCTGTTCTCTGACGATTGGGAAATCGTAGAGTAAGAAAGGAGCAAAACCATGAATGACATTATCCGCAAACTGACCAGCAGGAAGTTCCTTCTGGCCCTGGTTGGCGTTGTCTCCGGCCTTGCCCTGGCCTTCGGCGTCGAAGGCAGCGAGATCGTGGAGATCGTGTCCACCGTCGGCGGCATCATCACCGCCCTGGGCAGCGCCGTGGCTTACATCGGAGCTGAAGCGAAGGTGGATGCCGCTGCTGCCGGAAAGGAGCAGCACAATGAAAACGCTGGTACCTAAGACCCGTGAAGCTGTTCTTGCCATCGCCGCATGGCAGATCGGCGTAATGGAATCCCCCGCCGGAAGTAACCGGCAGAAATACGGAGTTGCCGCGTCACAGAACGGCGTCCCTTGGTGCCTGTGGTTCGTCTGGTGGGTGTTCCGTGAAGCCGGCTTCAACCTCTTTAAGACCGGCAGCTGCACCGTCCTTGCGAACCGGTACAAGGCTGCTGGCCAGTGGGTCACATCCGGCTTCAAACCCGGGGACATCCTCATGTTTGATTTCTCCGGGAAGATGTCTAAGACAGAACACACGGGAATTCTGGAATCCATCGACAAGGACGGCAACCTCATCACCATTGAGGGCAATACCGGAACCGGAAACGACGCCAACGGCGGGACCGTCATGCGTCGGACCAGGAGCCCGAAGTATGTCACCGGAGCTTGCCGACCTGGGTACAACATGTAATTATTTCAAGGTTTAATCATCTTTTTTATAAGAATACCACCGTATCATGGTATCGTCAATATGCGAATCATGATTAAAAAGGCGGTGGCTGCGTGCGTGTTTATCCAATGGACCGCGAACGGTTCAATCTGTGCGGTTCCCGTGTGAAGGAAGCCAGGCAGCGTTCCGGAATGAGCCAGGATGCTTTATCCATCAAGCTACAGCTTCTTGGACTTCAAATCGGACAAATGGCAATCAGCAGAATGGAAACCGGAAAGAGAATCGTGCCGGACTTTGAACTCCCCGTTCTTGCCGAAGCGCTCGGCGTCAGCGTGGACTGGCTCCTCGGTATAGAATAATCCCCCCTGCTTACTTCGCAGGGGGGATTTCATGTATTCCGGCTTTACAAAGCGGCGCCGCATCGCTATGATTTAATCATCTAATACATAATCGGGAGGAATCCTCAATGCGCCTGAGCTGGAATGATATGCTGACCATTGAAAAAATGCTGAAGCAGGGATACAAGGCTCCTGCTATTGCCAGAAGGATTGGATGCAGCGACCAGGCGATATACGATGAAATCAAGCGCGGCCAGGTGGAAATTCTGGATGATGAGTATCGCCAGATCACTGTTTATTCCCCGGAAATGAGTATGTCTATCCGCGAACAGAGCAAGAAGAACCGTGAAAAGCCGTTGAAAATTGGCAACGATCACACCATGGCATCCTGGATTGTCAAGATGATCGCAGAAGAAGGATATTCTCCCTCTGCCGTCTGTTCTATGATGGGGAAAACACCGGAAACCACATTCTCCTGCAAGATCACACGCCAAACGCTCTACCGCTACATCGACAACGGATACCTTTGGCCGCTCACGAACAAGGACCTCCGGTATAAGGGGAACCGGAAACGCCAGTATAAAAAGGTTCGCTCCCAGGCAAAGCGGGCATCCGCCGGAACAAGTATAGAAAAGAGGCCTGAGTATATCAACAATCGGGAGGAACCCGGCCACTGGGAAATGGACAGCGTAGAGGGAAAGAAGCGCACCAAGAAAACCACCGGTGTCATGACGGAACGTGTCACTCGGAAAGAAATTGCTAAGTTCATGCCGGACCAGACTGCCGCCAGCGTCGTTGATATGCTGGATAAGATAGAAACAGAGATCGGAACTGACAGATTCCGCGAGGTATTCAAGAGCATCACCGTTGACAACGGCCACGAATTCGCAGACGTAGAGGGAATGGAGCGCAGCTGCCTTCATCCAGAAGAAAAGCGTACCACCATCTACTACTGTCACCCCCGCTATCCTGGTGAGCGCGGGAGCAACGAAAAGCAGAATCAGATGATACGCTGGTTCTTCCCCAAAGGCACCGACTTCCGAACCGTCAGCGATAAGCAGCTCCAGGATGCAATCGACTGGATAAACAACTACCCACGTCTCCTTCTGGATTGGCATAGCTCAAATGACCTGTTCAAAGTGTTCCTTGACAGCTGTGCATAA